AACGACATCTACACCCTGTGGGACCCACAAGGTTACTTCGACCTCTCGGACTTCGAGACTGTGTCGGGTGAGTACGATGTTCGTGCTGCCAAGCTTCGGTGCCGTGGTCAACTGATCGCCAAGCACCTTGGTTCCAGCGGTGTAGCATTCGACTTGGAAACATTCTAAGTCATCCTGATTGGGTGGGGTTCATGTCGAGCCCCACCCTACTTCATAGCCATATAGTCAAAAGAGGGAGGACAACATGGCAATTCATAAAGTAGACGGTGTCGATGGTGACGCCAATTTTCCGAAGAAGTTCGTAAGACTAAACATTACTCTTGCAGCAAGCGGTACAATCACTAAGGGTCAGTGGGTTTCGATTGACACTGGTGATTCAACCAACGGTTTGGGTGGTTCTGTAAAGTTGGCTCCGGCTACTTCTCTCGGCGCTGTTGGCGTTGTCGGTGTCGCCGCTGAAACCATCACAAATCCATCTGGAAGTGATACTTTGTCCATTCCACTCAAGGTGCAGACTGCTGGTAAGTTTGAGAACGCATATGTGACGACTGATGTTGCTGCAAGCGTTGGAATCGTTGTCGATACCACTCCTGGGCGTGCTGACATCGCTGAAGCAGCAGACAAGGTTTCACCCTGCGGAATGACGCTTGAGGTGGCAGTGGCTCACTTGGCAGATGTCATGATCTATGACAGGAACATGTTCTAAGCCATAATCGCTACCGGACCTCGGTCCATTTTCGGCTGCTGGGGTATACTACTTCAGCAGCCGTTTTCTTTTTCTGGAGCCTGACGTGAATCTCAAAGAAATCCGCGAAGAAATCAATTCCGCGTTGGACTACAACCCTGATTTGAAGCAATACAGCGACAACATTGCTCGTGTAGTAAATCGTCACTACCTTCAGATATCGAGCCAGTACCAGTGGCTGTTCATGCAAAATCGCAACTTGTTGCAGCTTCGCGCAGATATCACCGGAGACAGTACAAGTAGTCTGACTGGTAATGACACCCATTTTGTTGCGCTACCAACTGACGAGGGTGCAGGAATTAAAAACCTTCCATCCGATATTGTTGGTAAAACACTCGTTAATAACGACGATGGATCAGAGTATAGGATTACCGCTTACGTCGATGCTAGAAAGTTTGTTGTAGATAAAAAGCTTCTTTCAGGAACATATACGAATTGGACAATTAAATTCATAAGATATCCTATGCCGAAAGATTGTATCGAAGTGCTGGGTATTATGGATCGTGGAATCACCAACAAAGAAGTTGTAGCCTTTACTAATTCAGATAAAACAACAACGACAATGACTGCACCCAATCGCGGTCGGTTTATGTTTTTGGACGCACGAAAAGAAGAAAACTTATACTTGGATCGATCAGATACAGGTGATCCGTTTGTCAGTGTGGAAGAAATGCACGACAATATTCAAGCTCCTAATCATAGGCTTGCTGTCGAAAACAATATTAAAACGTTGTCGTCTGGTGGTTCACTTCTTCCTAGAATCCAACTTGGGCCCTATACAATCGAGTATTGTTATACGTTTGAATATGCTGGAATGGAGGGACCACCATCCGAAGTGTTGACTATTGATTTAGACGCTTCATTGTTTGTTTCCTCGGTCGATACAACAACATTGACAGTTGATGGGCTAGGCCATCCGGAAATTGTACTGATGAATTTCCAAAACACAAGACCACACTCTGTGACGGCAGGTACTGCTACCGAAAAGACAATGAGTGGTAGGATGAAAAAGCTTTATCGACGCATCATTCTGAGCGAGGAACACAAAAAGAATAATCTTAGTTATGCAGCACCTTCAAATCCAGGCGGTACTGGTAGTTGGAGGCACATTGCAACAATAGCTGAAGCAATAGACGAATATGTAGATGTAGGAAAAGAATTAGGAGATGAAACAATTGCGGTAAGTGGTTCTGCTACTTTTTCCTCCCTTGTAGACCCAAGCGGAGAAAGTTTACGGCTTGAACGCCTGTATGAATCAGGACCTCGAAGCTATTTACGCTTTTGGCAGACACCTAAAAGCGACTACATGGTTGAGGTTCGATACCATAAAAGACCTCACAGGCTCGTAAAAGATTCAGATTCACCTGAGTGGCCCCCTCAATACCACCATTATCTTGTTTACGCGGCCCTCAGAGACATTTGTATGCAGCACAGTATGCTCAACCATAGCCAGTTGTATGAGGGCCGCGCAGATGAAATTTTAGCTGCAATGAGAGCGAAGTACCTCAGTCGCACTGATCGAATGTATGTACGACGGGGTTTTGACCGAGCTATGGCAGATCGAGAACGTTTTGGTATTCCAAGCAAGGCTGAGTAAATAATGAAAACTCAAACATTCGAAGTTGCTCGTTTGAGAGGTATTGATAATCGGTGGAGGGTTTCTCCTGATTCTGCGGCCGTTATCAAAGAAATGTCTTGGGATAGCTATGATGGTTGGAAAACTGCTGGAGCTTATGATTGTGTGACCTTGAACGGGTATTCTTGGAAATCACTTGGGACAATCCACTCGATTCATTATTTTAGCAGACATAACGGTAAAAACAGAGACGTTATTTTTGAAGATTCGTTTGGACGGCTTGCTCGTTTAGATCCAAGTAAATTTCCTGGAGGATCAGAACCATTTACTGTCTTAAAAGACCAAAACAATGTCGAAATAGGCCCTGGTGGGAGGCCAAGATTTGTTCCAAAGACATCAGAAATAAGTAGCCAAAGTATTTCATTTGGTGGTCGTTTATATTTGGTAAACGGTATTGATGAGCCAATTGTTTACGATGGTAAGGTTGTAACAAGGGCGGGATTTTTCGATTTTCCAGCCAAACCTGACGCCAGTGTTGTCTATCGAACATACCATAATCAATATGTCGATGAAGGTGGGGACGATGGTGATGACACCGCATACTTTTTGGGAACAAGAGAACGGGGCCAGGGCTTAGGCAGTCTTCGTCCTACTGGTGAAAAAGTAAGAAAAAAACCTACATCTTCGAAGCCATCAGATGCGGCACCAGGGACAAAGTACGTTGATGGTAAGCTCTGTGGGTATCAGTACCGAATCACATTCGTGAACCGACGTGGGCAAGAAAGTCCTATGTCTGATTCAAGCGATATTTGTAGTTTCGAGTGTGCAAACGGTAAACGAAGATTCACACAAATTAACATACCTACTGGTGGTGAAGACGTTGTCGCGCGAAGGTTATATAGAACCCGAGATATTTTTGACGATAACGGAAACCCGCTTACACCAGAGTCAGGTCGAAACTTTCATTTTTTGAAAGAAATACAAGATAATGAGTCTACCGCAACCGAAGATGGCATCAGCGATTCTAATCTTGGTGTACTAACTGACCCAGAAGACTTCGGACCATTTCCGGTACAAGCAAAATTTATTACCGCATTTAAAAACACTGTATTTGTATCAGGAATGCCGGACAACTTAATCAAATACAGCGCAGAGGGGATGCCTGAAGTATTTCCAAGGGACAACATTTTCGACATTGGCGATTCCGATTCAGGCGAAATCACTGGGATGTATGCATCCAACAACGCCTTGGTGGTGTTCAAAACTCGTGGCGTTTATCTTATTAAGGGTGATCCACGATCTGGATTTTATGCTCAGACCTTGAACCGAGATATCGGGTGTATCGCAGCCAGGTCTATACAAGACGTTCCTGGGACCGGCCTCGTATTTCTAGCTCAGAACGGTGTGTTTGTCCTTAAAGGTGCTCTTGAAAATACAGGTAGCCCAACTTCTATTGTTGAATTGAGTACACCGATACGAAATTTGACTGATCAGATTGATTATGTTGGTTCTCGTGCTGCTGTTGGTGTCATAAATAGATCAGACAAGGAATATTTTTTATGTGTTCCAACTCGCGGTAAACTTAATAATTTACTCCTTGTTTGGCATTACGAAATAGGCGCATGGAGTTTTCGCGAAAACTATCCAATCCAATGTGCTGTTGAAACAAAAGATTCAAGATCATATTTGTACTTTGGAAGCAATGATGAAGAAAAACCAGGAATCAATGTATACAGCAGTTTTTTTAGAGAAAAGTATCTATTTGGATCAGACTCTATTCGTCCTAGCGGTGAAAAAGAACCGTCACTAACCTCTACTCTTGATCTTCCACTGTATGAAACAAGTCCATTTTCTTTTGGTAGCCTTTATTCAAATATACAAGTAGCTTATGTTAACTTTTATGCAGTTGCTTATGGTAACGAGCCAGCAAAACTAAACTTCAAAATTAACAGGTCAGAAGTTGTTGCTTTAGATGAAAATAAACAAAGAGATCAACAAGATATAAACGAACTTTTGCCCGTTTATGATCAGGCTGTTTTTGATAAAGATGTTTGGGGCTTTCATCGCCCAGTTGTCCTGCGTTACGATGTCAGCCATATGCATAAATCTGTAACAACAGAACTTGCTATTCAGTTTAAACAGGATGAGAAAAATAAACATCCTAATAGAATGATGATTGTTGGCTACAGCATTGACGCTAAGGTTGGCGAACAAAGAAATATTAGGCCACTTACAGATGTTCTTACATCCGATAAAAGGTAACTATGGCTATTAAATTTCCAAAAGTTCACGTTAAGTCTGGTGAAATAATTCACCCTGACGATTTATTAAATAATGCTGCTGAGTTCGTTAATGAATTGAATGGATCAATAGATTCAGATAATTTGAAAGGCACTCCACATATTGAGTCATTTAGTTCTAAATGTTTTCATGAAGTTTATAGATTTAGAAGACCTGACTTAGTTGATGTTCTTCCTCTTACGACTTTTACATGTCCATCATCAACTAGTGCTTACGTAAAAAAAGATTTAGAAAATAATCAGTTGGCTGGTGTAGAGTTTGATTCTGATACTGATGGTTGGGCAATTATTGACTTTAACAGTACGTTTAAATGGACCGGTACAGGTATTACAAGTGCTGCAATGGCTGCAGATCTGCAAGTAGCCGCTCTTATGTCTGAAACAGGCGGTCCCTACTTAGAAAGTGGCATTGGTATGTCTCGTACAAATATGCCTGCTGGTGGTTGGATGGGGGTCAGTGGTGAGGACACTACCAGATACAATCCATGCCAAAGGGGTGGAGAGTATAGTTCTAATTTGATGGACACAATAGGGTCACGTGTGGATGGTCTGAGTGTACAAAACTTTCCTCTTGGTCAATGGTCTGATGTTCCTGTTGACTTTTATTGTCTTCAATTTCGAATAACTATAAATGGTAATTTAGTTTCTGAATCCGGACATCTTTTTAATGGAAACTGGAGAAATGCTATTTATCTTTGTGGTGCGACTCCTGTTGTTGCTGGTAAGAATCGTATTGATGTAGAAGTTCGGGCATTTACAGCAATTGAATTAAAAACCAGTAGAGTTGGAATTGGCGCTAGAGATGAAGACAACCTACGAGGAAAGTTTCAGCCTTTTCAGATGGTTTCTTCTGATGTTCATCCATCACCTTTGCCAGAATTTGAAAGTCGAGCAATCTCATTAGAAGATATTGGTGTATTAGCCGGGGTCACTTTTGACACTAAAGGCAATCATGATGACTTAGATAAGGGAATAAAGTGTGAGATTTTAGATCGACACTTACTTGTTCAACTAAGGAAAAGATAGTGGCTATAATTAAAGTACCAAATATTGTTTCAGGAGACACTTTAAGCTCGTCTACATACAACGAGCTTCAAGAAAACATACAAGACTTGAAGGTTGAGCAAGAAAACATAGCTCAAGAAGGAATTAATAAATCTAAAGTTCCAACCAATGTTTTACTGAAAAATAGGTTTTTTAGTCCTGAAACCACTTCTTCTAATTCTATAACTTATCCTTTAGCTGGTGGTGAAATGAGAGAAGGTGAATTCTTGTTTCCAGGTTCAGGCGGTTTCGCTTCAAAGTCACTGATTACACATAACACACCATTTTCTAATGATGGGTCACAAATAATATGCCGAGCCAGTGCTGAAGTATTCATACAAGACTATGGATCAAGAACTTTTTTTCAGGGGGTTCCGCCAACTTGTATTGTTCAATTGTTTTACTGTTTAGAAGAATCACCTGATGTATCAAGCGATTGGAAACCATGCCTTGGTACGAAACAAATGTTCTCTTTGGCGTTTTCTTCTAAAATACCAAGTGACTCGGGTGGGAACTTTCATATGAAAAATAAAATGGTCGATCTTGGTCATTCTCATCCAGTAAATCGCCGCGATTTTGATGATCGTCCTGATTTATTTACATATGATAATGAAGATGCTCTTGGAAACCCTGGTGCTGACAGCTACAATGTTGAAACTAATTCTAAAATGTTTTTTGATGGTAGATTTTCATATACAACTTCATTTCTTTTAAATTATGAAGACCTTGCGTTGTCTGATTTTACCGCTTCAATACCATCGTCTGGAGTAAATAAAGTTTCATTTTGTCTTGCTGGTGGTGTATATCTACCGTCTAGTATTGGGTTTCCTGCACACCCTCCAGGCACTGCCACCGTTGGAACCAACCTTGATAATTACGGTAAGGGTTGCGGTCAGGTTAGATTTAGAAATTTTGAACTTCAAAACTTTTCGTTGTCAACCGTTGCATTGAGAGCTTAAATGCCTATTATTGAATCTTATCTTAGCTTTAAGTCGCCAAGTGACGTTTTATTTGCCTCAGATATACCGAAACTTTGTGAAGGTTTAAGTAAATTAGTTAATGGCGGTATTACTAGAGACGATTTTTTACAAGATGGTACTGGGGATCCTAGACCAGTAATAACTACGAGTCATATCTTTAAACCAGAGTTTTACGGTTCACCATCGCCACACGTATCTGGTGTATCTTCTGATACATATTATCGAAGAAGAAGTGGTAATAAACTAAATAGATACTACCGTCATGAAAATATTGGCAGTCAAACCATGTCAGGTTTTAGTGACGCTAAAGCTCAAGAAGATTTTTCTGCGTGGCAACCTATAGAAGGCTTGTCTGCTACGGTTTTTATTAATGAAATAAATACTGGTTTCAATAGTGCACATGTCATGGCTAATTGGTATGCGCAGGAAAAAGGCGGAAAGGTAGGAACTACGCGAGGTAAGATTTTAAGTAAAGGCAGGACTGACGGTGACAGTAACAGATTAGAGTCTCTATCGGGCTACAACAGAGCAAATTCAGCAGGAACATATGTTGCTGTATTTGCTCTGTTCGTCGATACAATGGATGGAGATGGTCCACAAATTCAATATTCAACTCGTCGTTATCTTTTTGGTACTGGTGGTGGTAGATATAGATGCAGGAAAATGAACCACTCAATAAATCATTTGGTTCGTGGATTAACTGAAGGTGAAAATAAAATATCAGTTAGATGTTTTTATCGACTAGTTCGTCCAGAAGATGTACGCTTGCGTCACGTTTATGTCGATTCCCGTAATTTGGTAATCGATGTGTTATATAGATAATGTGGTACTGAGGACCCTATGGCCGTAGATGAAACTCTGACAGTTGCAGCAAGCACAGTATCAATGGCTGCTGCTGGCGCAGCACTGGGTCCAGTTGGCGCATTGGGCGGCGCGGCTATCGGGCTGACTCTTGGCCTAATGCAAAACAAGGCCCAAAAAGACGCTGAACAACAAGACAAAAAGAGAGCCAGAAAGCAGCGAGAAAGGGCAAGAAAGGCTCAAGTTGCTGCAGAAGTTGCGCAGCGTAGAGAAGACGCACAAACCAGAGAATCGCGCAACAGGGCCATTAAAGATGGCTCTGAGGCGAGAGGTCCAAGCATGGCTTCGGCAGATCAATTGCTGCAATCATCTATGAGTGGTGGTGCTGGAACTCCTTATGATCAATACATGGCAAGCGCATACGGTAGACCTTTCACAGTATAGGAGAATACATGTCAATTACGAATGAACAACGAGACGCGCTATTGCAACAGTCTTTGTATACTGAGGGAATCGACCTCAAAAGAATTGGCCTGGGTTTTGGCGGTGACGTTGCTGAATCTCTTTTTCAATATGCTGGTGATGTAGCCCGATTTGCGCCCGATCCAGGTCAAGTAAAACGATATCGCGATCTTCGTGCTGGTCTTGATCCCGGTGAAGAGGCTCGACGACAACAGTTTGTAGAGACTGCCACTGGTCAGGCTGCTGCGCGCCAACAACAACTTGTAAGAGAGTTGCCCTCTAAGGTAGATTCAACAAAGGCTGCGGGCTTGCTGCAGGGTCTTGCCGGGACTGAAGAACAGGTTCAGAGTGCAGGGATGAAGGCAGAGACAGTAGCCATGAAAGATAGGGCCGTAGAACAACAACAGCGTTCCGCTGACATGTCAGCCATCGAAGATGAAAGGGCTGAAAAGAAGCTAGGCAAAAAGCTTGCCAGAATTAACCTTGCTGGAAATATCTTTGGTTCGGCGTTCAAGGGCGCTGCTGCGTTGAAACCCAAAACGTATGAGCGTAAGCTTGAGGATAAAGCAACACGCCAAGCGAATCGATCGACTCGACTTGGTGAACGCATGGAGAACAAAGATACGAAGTTTGACAGCTTGACGGCTAAGGCTGGCGCTCAAGAGGGCGCACAAGCAGATCGAACATATGATCGTACTGCGAACACAATGACACGCAAAGCAGAATTGGGCGTCAAACAAGCAGAAATAGATACTAAATTTAAAAGAACTACCCAAGAGTTACAAGATTTACGTGCAGCAGAAGCGGCAAAACAGCGTGAAAAAATGGCCCTGCAGAACCCGCTCCCGTATCAGCCTCGGTATCAATACAGGTAGGAGTCTACAATGCCTTGGCGCAATGGCCGATATGTGCCAAGAGAAACTACGGCTCCGGTTCAGGCTGCTGTAAGCCCCGCAAAAATACAAGGTATTGCACGAAACGCATTCCGTAGCACATCATTAGAGTCTGAAAACTTTAATGATGACTTGTTCGACTCCACACTTATTGGGCGAGTCTTCACAGTAGGCTCATTTACGGCATCGTTTTTGTTGCGAGTCATCGGTAAGTCCACGTTTACCGCTGCGAGCGGGCTTCGAGGATTGTTTGGACCCGGCTTCGTCAATTCATCAATGGTTGAGAATGGATCGATTACTGGTTCCAAAATAACGAATCCAATTAAAATCGCGTTGATTAGTGGCGGTGCCGCAGGGAATCACACTGTTTCTGGCCTTACAATCCGAGACGAACTGATTGCAGTGTTTGAACAAAACGGTACTTCTGGTATTTTGACAGACCTAAGCACTGAGTTTTCTATTAAGAAAGCAAATACGATCGACAACACAGGTGGCACTGCAACAAGCAGTGACAAGCTGTTGATTTTTTACCTAAGCAAGTAGCGAGACAATCATGGCCGATTTGAGTTGGACACAAACCTGGAATGAATCATTTAGATCGTCTGCGTCAACGCAGATGAAGTCCTACGAGCAAGATTTTCAGCAGGTAAAAAGCACCGTTGATAAGCTAGATAGAGAGATTCAATACATTGATCGTCTTTTGGCTCGTTCAGGAATGACTCGATCCAGTTCAAGATCAAGAGTGGGATTCGATCGTTTGCCGGCTTTGTCGAGTCAATTGAAAAAAGAGAGAGCAAGAAACGACAAGCTAATTGAAAAAGACAAAAGTGAAATAGAAAAAGAATTAAAGTCTTTAATATCGAGCAACAATTCCGCACACATTTTGTCTCAAAGTACAGAAGTTAATCGTTCTGTCGATCAACTAGTTTCTAATACAAAATTACTGTCTTCTTTTGAGGAAGAATCTAAGGTAGGCAAAGAGTTAGATATGTTTATAAACTCTTTGAATGGCATAAATGACAAATCTTTAGATATCGCTAAGGTTTTGATTTTTCAAAAAGTGCTACAAGAAACGAAAGATTTTCCACTATACAATTTAATCGAAACGAGAATCAAGGCGGAAACGGCTAATACAGTGAGTCAAATTTATGGCGAGCCTGTCGGTCAACCTGTTGACCCTTCAGGGTTAGCAGAAAGATTCCCGCTCATCAAAGTTGATCAAAATAAAAATTTAGATGAAGATTTTTTGAATCAGGTTTTTGATAGCCCTGAACTTCAGCAAAAGTACCTTGGAAAAGAGTACGTAT